CCGTTTAGCTTCACCTTAAAGAAATCGCAACTCGCACGCCTGGCGGATTCGCCCGCGAGCGAATGGACCCATGCCTACGCTTTGCCCGCCGATTTAATCGGATCCGGCGCGCGCGCATTATTCACAAGCTCGACAGCGGGAGCCTCGCCGCAAACGGACGGCTGGGAGGTCTACGCGGGCCAGATCTTCACGGACTTCACCGAGGTCCACATAGACTATCAGTTTAAGCCCGACGAGTCGGTGATGCCGTCCTACTTTGTGCAGCTAATCAAATACTATTGTTGCTGGCACTTCGCCGAGGCGGTTACTGACCAGATTACCAAAGCGCAATACTGGCAATCGGTCGCCGTCGGCGCGCCAAGCGAAAACGGGCGCGGCGGCGCGTTCCGCGAAGCGGTGAACGTGGACGGCACCACGAGCCCAAGTAACAACATCCTCGACTTCGCGCTGATCGAGGCGCGGAACTCTTGAGCCGCGTAATACAGATACAGACGAACTTTGCGTCCGGCGCGCTCGATCCGTTGCTCCGCGCGCGCATTGATCTTCAGCAATATTACAACGCGCTCGAGACGGCCGAGAATGTGTTCTGTCTACCGCAAGGCGGGATCAAACGCCGCGACGGGCTTAAGTTCATATTTCAACTACCAACCGCTGCGGCGCCGCAGAATGGTGTGGCCCTGATACCGTTCGAGTTTTCGGCCACAGACACCTATATGTTTTGCGTGACGGCGGGCCGGATCTACGTCTTCCGAAACGGCGCACTTGTTACTGGAATCAATAGCACCTCAAACGATTTCATAACCGCGAGCGCGATCACGGGCGCGATGCTCGACAAGCTACGGTTCGCGCAGTCGGCCGACACCATGATCCTGGTGCACGAGGATCTCCCGCCTCAGAAGCTCGTGCGCGGGGCGGACCACGACGAATGGACGCTTTCCGCCCTCACCTTCACGAACGCGCCCAAGCATGCTTTCACGCTGACGGCCACAAACCCGTCTGGCACCATCACGCCAAACGCGTCAATCGAAAGCATCACGCTCACCGCTGCGAATAACATTTTCCACGACGGCCGCACCGGCACCGCCCAGGCTGGCGCCTCCGCGACCATCACCCTCGACAGCGGCGCCGATGCCAATGACGACATCTACAATGGCAGCACGATCCGAATAACTGGCGGCACCGGCAGCGGGCAGACCAGGATCATCAGCGACTATGTGGGATCGTCCAAAGTGGCCACGGTTAGCGTCGCCTGGGCAACGCAGCCGGACGCGACCAGCACCTTCGCGGTCGAAAGTCACGTAGGGCAATATATAAACGTCACGAGTAGCTACGGCCGCATGCGCATCGTCAACGTGCAAAGCGTCACAAAGGCCGAGGTCTTCGCCGAGGTGGCGCTATTCGATAACAGCGCCATCGGCTCCGGAAGCTATGAGATCGAGCACGGGTACGAAGATGCCTGGTCAAGCGACCGGGGCTATCCTGTATCGATCACGTTCCACGAGGGGCGTCTCTGGTTTGCTGGCGCGAAGGCGCTTCCGACGACGTTCTGGGGCTCGACGGTCAACAATTTCTTTGATTTCGACTTGGGCGAATCACTCGATGACCAGGCGATCATCGGGAGCATCACAACCGACAGTCTCAACGCCATCGTCGATATTCATAGCGGCCGCGATCTTCAGATCTTTACAACCGCGTCCGAGTTCTTTTTGCCGCAAGTTACTCAAGAGCCGATTACGCCGAGTAACATTACGGTCAAGGTCGGGACACGAAACGGCGCCAAGCCGGGCGTCCCTGTCGCCGGTCTCGACAGCGGCACGCTCTACGTGCAGCGGCTCGGCAAATCACTTAACGAGATGGTGTTCACGGACGCCGAGCTTAGCTACACGACCAGCGCGATCTCGCTGCTATCGGGACACTTGCTCAAGACACCAATCGACATGGCAATCCGCCGCGCGACCTCGACCGAAGAAGCCGACCGGCTGTTCATCGTAAATTCCGGCGACGGATCGATTGCATGTTATTCGCTGCTGCGATCCCAGCAAGTTGTCGCGCCGACGGTGCTAAAAACCACGGGCACGTTCGAGGCCGTCGGTGTCGACCTCGACACGGTGTACGTGGTTTGCAAGCGCACGATCAACAGCGCGACCGTCTACTATGTCGAGGCGTTCGACGCGACGCTCCATACTGACAGCGCAGTATTCTCCGCGTCGGTCGCGAGTACCGGCGCCGCCGCGCACCTCGAGGGCGCGACGCTCGATGTCGTGGTCGATGGCGTGATGCAGTCGCAGAAAACCGTATCGAGCGGATCCGTTACATTCGACCGCGCAAGCGCGACGAATTTCGAGATCGGTCTTCCCTTCACGATGACGGCCAAAACGATGCCGTGCGAAACACGCCTGGCGTCCGGCAATATCCGCGCGTTCAAGAAACGTATCCTCGAGGTCAACGCCGAGGTGTTCGAGTCACAATCGATGACCGTGAACGGGCAACTCGTTTCGTTCCGCGCTTTCGGCTCCGACATCCTGGACGTAGCCGTGCCGCAATTTACCGGCGTGAAGAAAGTCGGCCCGCTCCTCGGATTCAATGACGAGGGCGCCATAACAGTTACGCAACCCGCGCCGCTGGACCTCACGGTCTTGGCGCTCGATTACAAAGTCAGTGTGGGACAGTAAATGGCAGAACTCGCAGTCGCCGCCTCTCTTGTCCAGGCATACGGCACAATCAAACAAGGCCAAGCAACCGACGCCATGTACAAGGCGCAAGCGGATCAGACGCTTGTGCAAGCTCGGAGTCAGGTCCTTCAATCGCGGCAACAGGAGCTCGCGCACCGCGAGGATGGGATCAAGGTGCTCGAACAGATGAAGCGCAACGCCGCGACGATTAACGCGCGCGCGGCTGCCGGATCGCTCGATCCCTTTAGCGGATCCATCGGCAATCTTATGACGGTCAACTTGGATCAGGGTTTCCAAGATTTCACGATGACCAGGGACAATCGATTCATCGCGCAGCAGAATCAAATCATCATCCAAAAAAGCGCCGAGCACCAAGCCGCGCAGTATCGCATGGCGGGCTCGGCCGCGAAGCGCGGCGCAATGTTTAGCGCAATCACGAGCGTCGGTATGTCTCTCGGAACTTACGGAATGATGGGTGGTCCGGGTGGTGAATATTCATTGCTCGGCGGCGGCGCTCCGCAAACATTTAACACGCCGGTCACTAGGCCGACTAATTTGCCGGGTCTCTACTGATGGCACCGCGCTACGGAACATATCAGCGCCAGGTAGGCCTCAATCAACCGATAGAGGTGCCGCCCAACATTGACCAGGCGGCCATGCGCGAGACGGGCAAGATGTACGGCGAGCTCGCGCAGCGCGCCCAGCAAGTCACAAACTTCGCGTTCAAGCGCGCCGAGCAAACCGCCATCTCCGAGGGTACGGCCGCCGGGTCGCAGAATCCGGAACAGGTGCTCGCACAGTACAGCGGCGAGCGGCCGACCGACGTTTACGGCCAAGCGGCATTTGACGCCGCGAACAAGATCGGCGGCGTGCAATTAGAGGCGAAGGCGCGCGAGGCCATTGGCAACGCGTACATAAACGCGAAGAAAACGAAGCAGGACCCTAACGACTTACAGGCGGGCCTGGGCGCCATTATCAGCGGCTACACGTCGGCGCTCGAGGACATGGATCCGGTAACGGCTGCGCGCACGCGGGCCAAGCTCGAGAGCTATGCGCGTTCCGCGTTCCTGGATCGGTCCGCCGACGCGATCAAGGAGCAACAAAAGATCCTGGACGGCGACGCGACCAGCATCACAGACAGTATGCTCGAGCACGCCGGTCTCATGGGCCAGGTCGCAACAGCGGGCGGCGACCAAGAGTTCAAAGACGCGATGGCCAACTATAAGGATTCAATGGAAAGCCTGGGCCAAACGCCGAAAGCAATCCAGACGTATATCGCAAAGGCCAAAAACCGTTATCACGAGGCGCGCATTCGACGCGAGTTTCGGGACGCAAAAGACAAGGGCGCGTTTCTCAGTAAGTTCCGCAAGGATCGCAAAACCGGCAGGGGTCTAGCGCGTGGCATCGATGACTTGCGTATCGAGGCGCTCACAAGTTCATTCGAGAGCGACATCGTACAAGCCGACCGTCTCCGCACGGCAAAGATTCGCGACATTAATAGCCAGATTGCTAACGGGTTCGACATACTGACCCAAAACGGATCAATCGGTGACAAAGATATAGACGAGTTAAGAAAACAGGCGGGCGATGTTGGCGATGCTGCGCTAATGAAGCGAGTCGATTTCCTGGAGCGCGAAAACAACGAACTCAAGGACATCGGGCGCGGCGGATCGGATGCCATGCTGCAAGCCGCCAATAAGGCGCGACTTAAAAAGGAGGCCTTGCTCCGCGCCGGTAAAACCACCCCGAAATATTTGCTCGATAAAGAAAGCCGTTTGCGAAAGGCCGCCGAGGCGCGGCGCAAGCTCGAGGAGCGAGATCCGATGTCGGCAGCGGCGGCCGCTCATAATGCGCCAACGATGCCGATGTTAAGTGTCGCGGACATCATCAGAGATCCGCAAAACTTCAAGGACCATATTAGAGCCAACTTAAACGCGTCCGGCATGTACGACGTTGCACCCGTCTACATGACGCAGGACACGATCTCGAAGCTCAAGGTCGCGTTCGAGAAAACCAACACGGATTTCAGAACGCAAGCGGCGCTTGTCTCAAGCATCCAGGAAGCTGCCGGGCCGCTCGCGCCCCGCGTCTTCGCGCAGATTGCAAGCCAGACCGAGGCGTCGGACCTCGCCCATGTCGGCGCGCTTATGAACCCCGAAGTTATGGAGGCCTATTTTAAAGGCCGCCAGGCTATTCTTAGCCGCACCGAGGTTGACGAGCCGCTACAGGGCTCGATGAAAAATGACCTTAACAAGATGCTCGGCGCATCAATGCAACTTAAGCCAGCCCTATATGGCGACCTTCTCGCAACCTCCGAAGCGGTCTATCTGGCACGCCATGCCGGGGAGCGATACAACAAGCGTAATTACGAGAACATTGTGCACGAGCTTGTCGGAGGTCGGTTCACCGGCAAGGATGCGGTGGGCGGATTGATCGAGCACAAGGGCCGCGCGCTGATACTGCCGCGCGATTTTACTCGTGATGACGGTGCATTTGAATCCGCGTTTGATAGTATCACCGACGTAAGTTTGCGGAGCGTGCAAGACGCGCGAGGCACGCCGGTTTTCATGAACCCGCGCACAGGTGTTGCGGAAGCAGTCGACGCTAGCTCTTTAAGGAAGGACTACAATTTGATGCCCTACGGCGCTGGTCTGTATGTGCTAACAGACAGGGCCGGGAATCATGTGGCGGCGGGCGATTTGATAGAAATGGACGACGGCACGACGTTTTACGAACCGCGTCGTGATCCGTATGTGCTCGACTTTAGCAAGGTTATCCGATGACCTCGCTATTCTCATCCGATAGCAGCGACTTCCAGGGCACCGATTGGCAACCGACCACGCAAGGGCCCGAGGCATCGCTGTCCGAATATTGGGACGCCGCATATGAGCGATATGGGCGCGCTTACCGCGCTACGTCATATGAATATGGTCTGCGCCTCGAGCTCGAGCCAATTGTCGAGCGCGCCAAAAGGGCGGGATTTGAAACAGGCCTTGCGTTGCCAATTGTTGGCGGCACAGGAAATCCGGCAAGTTGGCTTACGGGCGGATCCGACTCAAAAGATGCAGGGCGCAAAAATTACGAGTACGAACTCGAGCGGCTAAATAAGTTCCTGGTCGAGAATAATATTCGCGAGCCGATTACGCAGGAAGAGCTCGACAGCGCCGTTAGAGCAAAAGCCATCGCAGCCGAGGCCGGATATCAGGATGTTTCAAGCGATTGGCTTACAACCATCGTTGCCGAGGCAGGATCCGCGATTCCACATTTTTTCATGGATCTAATTGAGTCCGGCCCGCACGGTCCAAACACTGCTGTTCTCGGCGCAAGTTGGAAATCAATCGGCAACGCGTCACAAAAGTTTCTCGGCACTGGCACCGCGTTGTCGGTCGCGCGCGTCGCCGGGATTGATGCGCTGATCGGCGCGGGGCAGGAAGTGTATCTTCAGGCAGGAATCAAAGCCTGGCGCGACGAGGTTGCGCTCAAGCATACCTATGGCGACATGGCTACCGCTATCGGCGCAGCGGGCGCGTTTAGTGGCGTGTTCCGTGGTGCGCTCAGTGGCGGCATGCACGGCGGCAAAGCGGCGCGCGATACGCTATTCCCAGAACGGGAGCTCGGCCGCGAAATGCTTCGCCAGGTCGGATCGTCACCGATGGCGGTGCGCCTCGAGGGTGTGCAGAACAGCATCCGCCAATCGATGAGTCGCATGTCGCACGAGCAATTGCGCAAAGGGTTCACGGCATTCGAGGAAGCCGGTGTTGTGATTCCGCCGGTTGCCAGGGGTGCGCTGAACGCACTCGAGCGCGAGGCCGACCTGGCCGATAACTCGCCGTTTAAGGTAAACGATGCCGCAGCGTTAGCCGAAAATGAGGAACGCGTCTCGGCCGAAATCATAAATCTCTTTACGCAAGGCGAGCAACGGATCGAGATTCCGCCAAGCACGCGCGAAGTCGCCGAGCTCGATGTGCACCATTACGACAACCTCGATGGCGAGATCTATCGTTTCGACCCGGCAGAGATCGAGGTCGATGCAAAGCTGTTCCAGTTCAAGGAAGGTGGAGACGAGTTTGGCGTTACAGAGCGATTGCAGGGAATTACGAAATGGGA